TGATACGATCCTACATTACCTATACCTGGTCTTCTATTACGTGGGGTTGCCATTATTTTTTCCTCCGCTTGCTCTTATAACTATTATCATCAAATGCTAATAGCTCCTGTCTTTTGCGATTTACTTTATCTATAACACGCTGCCTTTTTCGTTTTCTTTCAGTGTTCTTTACTGAATCAGGTATAAAATATCTGCGGTTTCTCACTTCTTCTATGAGTCCTTCTTTTCTTACTTTCCTGTTGAATCTTCGGACCAAGGAGTCTACATCTTTTATCCCAAAATCATCAATACTAACCTTTATTGTTCCTGAAATGTTTTTATTTCTTCTGCGGTTGTGTCTTCTACCCTTCATCTATTTGCCTTTCTCTATCCTGGATAGTACGTTGCCCCACTGTGACATGCCTGGTATACTTGATATGTCTAAACCAGCTTCGCCCTGTGGGTTTTTATTTTCACTTAATGGTTCGGTACCCGCAAAGAATGGCATATCTTTAAACTTCTTCTCTAGTTCTGTTTGTATTCTTTGTGGTCGGGCTCCAACTTCCTGCATAATTCTTTGACGAACTTCAGGATTAGCCTTTGGCTGCACTGGTGCCGATTCTTGCACAACGGTCTGACCAATAGACATTCCCTGTGCCACTTCTGCTACAATCTTTGTTAGCATCCCATCTTCAAAGATTACTTCTCTAATGCATTCTTTAATGATGTTTTTTAGTTCACTCTTTTTCATTCATCCCCCAATACGTCATTGATTGCACGATAAATGCGATCTGACTTATTTAAGTGAGTGTCTAGTTTTTTATTCTCTGCGACCAAGAAAGCTCCAGTTGTGCTTGGCTCTGAAACCAAGTCAAAGCAAAGAAGCTGAAAGTCGTCCTCTACCATGGTGACCCCACCTTGTTGGCGAGTTGATCCTAGACCACGACTTGAGATGCCTAACTGCACACCGCCATTGACCAGTTGTTTAGCAATTTGACCTGATGGGGTATCAAGAATTTTAACTTTACCCATAACGTTATCACCATCCCACCAAACTTCAGTAATCAAGTGACTTGCGTTCTTTAAATTGATAACTGACTCATCTGGATGGTCTAGCTCGCCGAGTGAGCGACATTCACGAACTAATTTCTCGTAGTTCTTAATTTCTCTTTCTAAAATTCCTCGTGGGTAGACTCTGCCATTCCCATTCTTAGCTTCTGCCATTTGAATTTTGCCAGCTAGAATAAGATGATCACCCCTACGATTACCTTCTTTCTCTTCTTCTGTGAGAAGATCATCGTTGTAATCCAAATCCATAAACTCTTTTAGCACGTATTTCTTAGTCATTGTTTTCTCCTTTAGAGTGCGGGCGCTACCCGCACGGTACTGCTACCCCTGCAACACCTGGCGACTGGTCTTAGTCTCCACTTCTGTGTCCACATCCCTTTTAGCTCGGTATTCATATTGAAATCCTCCATCTGATATCAGCATACACAGTGCATACGACGTTCCAGATGATAAGCAGCCCAGTAAGAAAGCGTTTACAAATGAAACATCAAATGTAAATAGTTCTGTAAAAGGGTTTAGGAGCAATAGCAGCACGCCAGCCCAGAAACCCATACACATTGGGCAGTGGAAAAAATGATGCTTTGGTCGTATTGTGTTAAATATTGATCCGTATACTAGAATCTGTGTAAGCCCATAGGCTATAAGCACAAAGTATAAAATACTCAATCTATCTTCTTTCTTTAAAAAATGTAGCCGTAGCCAGCATAGGAGTAGTAAGGCACATCAATTTGATATTTTCTACGTTCTTCTTCTGGTTCTATCTCACCAGCTTCAGTGCTCTCTTCATCGTTAGGACTAACAAAACGATCTTCTATAGAGCTTTCATATTCTTTAGCCAATTGGTTTTCTAAACGATAAGCCTTCATGTAGGTTTCTGTTTCAGCTAGTATGGCTTGCAGTGAACTGATGTTATCGTTCTCCACATACATTGACTGGAGTGTGCCATTAACCATGCCACCCTCTACAGTGCCTACCTTAAGAACTCCACGCCGAACTAGTGTGTCAAGGTAAACCTTTTGGTGCTGATAAACACCTTCACCAACTCCCATTTTTGGAACGGTAAGTATACGTTTTTTGTCTGGTGTTATGAAGATGTCAAAATAATCATGATCTTTGATCAGTAGCGTACCATCAAGTGTTTTGCTCATTTTTAGTTGAACTATACGATCTGGTTGCTCAGGAGCCTTTGGATCATAAGAAACGTTTATTCCGCCCTCATTCTCGTTAGTGGGCTCCTCTTGTTTGGTTATCTTTACTTTAATCGTCATTTTCTATTTCACTACTCAACTTTTGAAGCTTAAGCATCTTCATTAGAAATTTTTCATCTATCGCAAAATTTCTCATTTCTTCTATTTTGCTAAGCACGTTGCTAATCCCCTCAAGCATATATTTGTCATCCTTGACAATCTTTGTTTTAAGGGACTTATTAACTATATTTTTAATTCTTTCAAGCTCTTCATTGATAAAGAAATGAAACTCTGTATAACCGTCGTTAATTGATGTGACGTACTTTGATAGAAGTGTGCGCTGCTCAGACAAAAGACCTGTATAGGCAGTATTAAACTTTTCTATAAAGTTCTTGACTACTAGTGAGTCTATATGTTCTAGCTTTTCTTCCTGCTCAGCAACTTCTTCAGTTATGTTCTTAATGATACTTGATTCTAAAAGCACACGCTGTTTAACAGGCGTGTCGTCTTTAAAAATCTGTGATATTGTAGCCAAAGCTCTATAGTTTGGAACAAAGTTATTAAAGACATCCTTGGAGATGTTTTTGTTTATCTGCGAGATTAGAGCGTTCTTTTCTTGAATAAGTTTATTCTTGTTTAACAAGCTAGCTTTTCTTTTGACTTCAAAGATAAGCTTCTCACCAAGCTGTGGTGTTAGGTTGTTATCTTTTGATAGAGCCTGGTAACATTCTAGCTCCTTGCCTAGCTCGGTTCCCTTCTTAAAGAATTCTTTAATTGTACTAACGACTACTTGCTTTTTTGCATTGTCTTCTGCAAGGATAGCTTTTGTAGCCTCCCTAACCAATGCCTCAAACACAAATCCAGTGTTTCTTTTCTTATTGTGCTTTGTTGCCATCTTTTTGCTCCATCTGTTCTATGAGCTTATTTATCTGTACAGCTTTCTTCTTGCTCTCAAATAAAAGGCTCTCATCTCTATTTAGTTCCTCAGTTACTCCGATGCCCAAAGTAGTTAATGCTGATGCCCCTGGAAAGTTGGATCTACGAGTATTTGTTTCTTTCTTGCCCTGGGCTCTATAGGATCTTGTTCGTGGTCCGCTGTTAGATCGCTTGTCTTTGCCAGCATTCTTAACTGGGTAGTATACCTTACCCTTTGCACCTGGGGTAAGATACCCGTCATCCCTCATGCCTGGTTCAGGCTCAGCAAGTAGGTCGCCTGTTTCAGGCTCTTCAGCCTCTGGCTCATCTCCACCTTCGTCTCCTCCAGTGTCACCGCCAAGGTCACCCCCAAGGTCGCCGCCTCCTAGGTCGTCGCCTCCACCGAGGTCACCAGTTTCTCCTGCTTGCCCGCCCATCATAGCTTCATATTCGCCAACAGCTAGCTCAGCAGACTTCTCTACAATAGCTTTCTGTTTAGCGTCTTGGAACTGCTCTTCTTGCACTCTAGAGATTTCTTGATCGTCTAATTTGAAAATGTTCTTATATACCCAGCGTCTTGAGAAGTATGAGTCTGTTGCATTACCTGCAATGTCAAACTTAGTGCGCAAGTGCTCTAACTCTTGTAGTTCTGCAATTCTTGATGGATTATTTAAGGACAGCTTGAATGATGTTAAATCTTCCCCTCTATAGCCCAAAGTGTATAGGTGAACCACAACAATCTTTTCTAGTTCTGAAATGATTACACGCTGGAGTCTTTGGATTGTTCTTGCAAAGCGAATATCTTTTTGAGCCAGTGTGGTTTTGTCTTCCATGCTGTCAGACTGTGCCAAGTATGCTTTTGGGATCTTCAAGGCTGAGAATAGTTTATCTCTAAGGTACTGCACGTCCTCAATAGCACTCGTAAATTGACCGCCTGGTAGAGTTTCAATTCTTGATGACTGCCCACCACGAGTTGGAATATAATAATCCTCGTCAATGCTCATTGCATTGTAACGCAAGTCTACCCGTCCTGTATCCTCATCAACAATCTGGGCTCGCTTCATTTGGGTCTTGACAGATTCAATATATTGTTCCACCTCGTTAGGTGGCATGTTACCAATGTCAATATAAAATACACGTCGCTCTGGTGAGCGGACAACACGATAAGCAATCATTGCATCTTCAAGCAAACTAAGCTGACGCCAAATACGACGGGCTGGCTCTAGCACTGACGTTCCGTATGGGACATATTTGTCATTACCTAGAATACGGAAGTGTGCAACCTGCCAGTTTTCAAAAGATACACTCTCACCGCCACCAGGCCAATAGTATTGAACATAGTTAGGATTTGTGGGGTCTGTGCCTTCAATTCTTTCCAACTCTTTAACTGGGAGTGGTATCACGTTTGTAATGCCCAACTCATCGTCCACATCCAAATACAGGTAATAGTCACCATACTTACACATGTTTCTAGCCCAGCCGAACATATTGAACTCAACGTTCAAGACGCTATAAAGCAGCGTATCAACAATCATCTTGATCTCTTCATTCATGCAGTCAATCTGCACGATTGGTGAAATATCTGATGATGTACTTATCTCGTCTGCATACACATCTAAGGTTGATGCGATCTCTGGGGTGTACTCCATTTGGTCAAAGTCATTGTACCTCTGTTCCCTGTGAGAAGTATTTAAAACTTTGCTGTAGATGCCTTCAAACGGATTATAATATTCTTTCTTCTTAAAAGCTTTGCCAGTTGAGGAAACAAATGTATATTTCTCGTAGTTTGGAGCACGATTCTTTTTGATTTGCCCAGTCCTATAAGTAACTATAGGACCACTAAACAACCTAGTAAGTCGTCTAAATAAAGCAGATTGTGTATTCCTTGGATTATTTTCAGCCATGTCTATCCTTTATATATCCAGCCAATATCGTATTTTATACCATTGGGTGTTCTTTGTTCAGTATTATTATTGTTTTGTTTATATCCCTTCATACCAGGGATAGTAGTGTTGAGTGTCCTCCCAGAGACCGATATGCCTGTAAGCATAGCCTTTTTATATTTAGTCTCACGATCATTTATTGTCAAAGCAACACCTTGGACCCAGCAGGCTATAGCTAAAGCCATAACCAAGTCATCATTATACCCTCTCATTGCCTGGGCTCTGCCGTTTTGCCAGATGAATGTTTTCAATTCAGAAGCCGTTCTAACTGAGTTAATCTTGATTATCCCGTTTCTAACAAATTCTTCTAGTTTAGCGATTACTAGTGGTCTGGTCTTCATAGACATTGTAAAGCCAGCGATACCGTTTTTAGCTTGTGCCACAAGTTGATCTACGTAATCGTGTGTGGATTTTAGGGAGTAGTAAAGATTGGGGTACTCTAGATCTTCTAATTTAGAAAGAACACCATAGTCTCTATTATTTTCTATAACAAGTAGCGCACTGTTGTATTCTGTTGCTATCTCACCAATTAGTGGCGCATACATGTCGGCTGTCAGCTTGCCTTGATACTCTGCTACCTGCTCCATTGTATCACACCTTATAACTTGTACCGTACTGTAGTCTTTGCCATCACCTCTGGCAACGTCGCCCACTACAACATACTCAGCACCATCTATAGGCTCCTCCCAGATCCAATAGTTTCTATCAAAACCAGCCCTATGCCCTGGATCACAAGACTCTTCAAACAAACATTCTAATTTATCGCCTGAAATAACTGTCTCGCCTGAAGCATTGAAACTACATTCAAGCTCCTGTGCGATTTCTCTTGGGGACATGTTTCTGGTTTCTTTCTCAAACCATTTCTTATCCCTATCTGGATGGACGCTCCAGGGTAAGTTCACATAATTAAAATC